ACGGTATTCTTCACCGAGAGGGGCGTTGAGCAATCAAAAGAAACTAATAAAAGTTTTGCTAAAATAAGAACGAACACCGATACAGACTATAGCGTGCATTACGTTAAGTATGGTCATGGAGACATATTTGATCCTTGGGGAATGCATGCAAATAAGATTAACTCTCATTCAATTAGTTTCAGGAAAGTTGGAAAGAAAACTTTTCAGCACTACTTGAAATATCTAGAAACAAGAAGGTCTGCATTTCTTTTAAAAGCCAAGAGGGAATTAGTCAATGAGTAAAAAAGGACCGCTGAGCAAAATAGAAAAATTCTATATAGAGAACAATATTGAATCTGATATAGAAACTATTTCTAAGGATCTAGGAAGAACGTCTTCTATTATACTGAAGCACATAGAAGAAAATTGTCCCAAAAATGATCCTAGAATTATTAATGTAGGAGATCTGATGGCCAAGAAAAAGGAAAGAGGCGTCACAATAATGACCGAGAGCGCTTCTGCCGCATCAGATTCAAACAAGCAGTTCCAAAAAAAGTCTAGCCCATCTTGGCAACAATCCATACATAAAATCAAGGAGGATTAAATGTCTGTATGTACCGAATGGGACACATATATCAATGACTTCCGTCTAACCAACACCATGTGGTTTGCTGAACTTTCAAACGGGGAGAAGGTTCTTCAAGATGATGGCAGACCGGGAGTTAAACCATCTAGCGCTTGGATTAGATTGGTTGATTACTGCAACGAGAACGATCTTTATGTTACCAAACTTTATTTTAGTAACGGGGATGGTTTAACGTACCCATTTGAAGACGAAGATGGTCTTGAAGGAGCTTACTTTATGAAGGGGGCTTCTGGGGATCTGTTCACATCAGACACGACTTATACTTACGTCTTTGGAAATGTCGACGGGAACGAAATTAGAATTAAAAAATATAGCGTTCCCGACTGTCAGTTTATTACAGACAGCGAAGTTAGAAAGCTTACAGAAGATAACATTAAGTATATTATCTTTAGAGACAAATCCAGAAAGAGAGAGCTTACTAAAATTGGCCATCAATAAAAGTGATTGCAGTAACTATAAGTCTCCTTCTACTGGAGAATATTGTACGGCGGCTCAATATATAGCCGAGCTAATGTGCCAGAGAATGGCAGAAAAAAACAATGAAGGCTCTCTGGCCTACAAGTTCTGGAACACAAAGAAGTGGAAAAGAACTTATATAAACCAGATCATCAGAGCTAACGAACTGGTGGATCAATATGACGAAAGAGCTATTATAAAATTTCTCAATGGCGATAGAGGGAAACGAATATACTCTCTAAGATTTCCTAACATAGAAGACATGATAGCTCAAGAGGAAATGAATCTTAAGAAGATTGAAAACAATAGTGAACATGCTGAATACAAAGATTCAAGCAAGTCTCAACCAAGAAAACCTTTCGGCAGACAAAGTTCTATGTCGAAACTAAGGAAGCTAGATGAGTAGAAAGAAATTTGATGATGCCCCCACTAAAGAAGTCATCAAGAAGCACGGGGCGGTTGTATCCAGAGGCAACGATATTCTGGATGAAAAAAATGATCTCGAAACTATTACCGTAAGTCCTTCGATTGACATTGCTCTAGGTGGTGGAATCAAAGAGGGTAGTTGGGTTATTCTCACCGGAGACCCCAAGAGCGGAAAAACTACCACAGCACTCCAGATCGCCGCCAACTGCCAGAACGAGAAGAATCCCCGTCCAGTTGTTTACATCGACGCAGAGGGGCGTCTGAAGGCCATGAACCTGTCTGGTGTCAAGGGTCTCAATCTAGAAGATGTGAGGGTGGTTCATTCTGATGAAGAGCCTTTGAGTGCGGAACAATTTCTAGACATAGCAGTCAAACTAGTAAGCAGCAAAGAATTTTATAGATGTGTTTGTATCATTGACTCAACATCATCTCTGATACCGGAGAAGGAATTGAATGAAGATATCACCGGCTCATTTAGGGCTGGCCTTCCCAGAATCCTCGCCATCTTTTGCAGAAAACTAGCGAACATTGTGAGTATGCAAAGAGCCACAATAATCGTCATCACACACTTTATTGCCAACACATCTGGGTATGGCGCGCACAGGCTTCCTGATTGCGGCAGAAAAATTCAGTATCAGGCTGATACAAGAATGGAAGTAAAGAGTATTAAACCTTGGGAGTCTGGCAGTAAACAAATAGGACAGCAGGTTAACTGGAGGATAGTCTGTTCATCCATGGGATCTCCCGGTGGAGAATGTTTAAGTTGGCTTAGATATGGAAAGGGTATAGACAACACTCAGGAACTGCTTACTCTGGGATGTGAGATTGGATTGATATCGAAAGCTGGGGCTTGGTATCAGTGCGACTTCTTAGAAGAAAAAGAACCTAAGAAATTTCAAGGGCAGGACAGATTGTACACTTTTCTAAAAGAGAATCCAGAAGCTTTATTAAAGCTGCAAGAACAGATAAAAGAGATGTTGTGAAAGCGATAGGTCTAGATGGTAAAGAAAGGTCTTGGAATATATCTAAATATATAAATAATAAAAATTCTTCCAGACCGAGATCCCAATATCACATCAAAGCCCGAAATCTTCTCAGAAAAATATACCCTAGAGACAAAATTCTAGAGGAAGTTTCTCTTCCGGGCAGTAACACAGAGACAAGAAAATCCACACTCTTTGCCGACTTCTTTATTCCTAACAGATCCCTAATGGTAGAGGTACATGGTCAACAGCATTATGAGTACAATGCTTTTTACCATAAAAAAAAGATAAACTTCTACAAGGCTCAAGCTAGAGACAGGGACAAGCTGGAGTGGTGCTGCTTAAACGACATAAGGATCGTGGTGTTAAAATATTCAGACGATTTGACAGAATGGGAGAGGCAGATAAAATATGACTCCGCTTGAACAAATCAAAAAAGGAATTCTTGACGGTGACATGGTAACAGTCGCGCTGGGATATAAATCTCTCACCGGAGAAGATCTCCACAATACCAATGCGAGCGAGGCCAAGGTGGATACCCCACCGTCCAGTCCAATACTGTCTTCCTCTTCGGATGATTTTATAGCCCCATCCAAAAAGAAGGACTCAGAGTCATCTGGTAGTAGAATTGCCAGAAGTTCTCCGATTCCTACTGAGGGTAGAGAAAATCTTTTTGTAGATGACGGTAAAGAACACAAAGATATCTCCACTCCAGATATAGATCCTTCGCCAAGACAGAGAAACAAATTTACAATGATAAAGCAAGAGTGCCAAAAATGTAATAAGACATTTGAGGTACACCCCATACACAAAAGAGAACATTTTATTTGTGACAGGTGTATAAAATAAATGAGTTCAGACAAAGAGCTATTGGATGTTGCCGCAGAGCGAGCGGTTCTATCGGGTCTGTGTCAACACGGTCTCGACGCTTTTTTAGATACGGAGGACGTATTAACTCCAGATAGTTTCGTTGTAGAGTCTAACCAAATATTCTACAAATGTATAAAAGAAGTTCTATCTGAAAGCAGCAGCGTAGACGCATCTTCTATTCTTGCGTCAGCTAGCAAACTAGGGTTTAATGATCATGTTAGCAAAAAGAAGGAGATGGATTATCTTAGATCTATCTTTAACTTTCCAATCCATTTAGAGAATGTGAGAAGGCATGCTATAAAGCTACGGAAGTTAGAGATCGCTAGAGAAGTAAAGAAGAGACTGATACAATGCCAATCAGATATTGTCAATGTAAATGGCGAAGAACGAATTGATGAAATCATAGCCATAGCAGAAAATCCAATTTTTGAATTAACGGCCCTTCTAAACAGAGGTCGTGAGGATAAGCCAGTGCTTCTTGGTGATCTGGTTGACGAATACCTTACTGACTTGGAAGAAAATCCGGCAGAGATGATAGGAGTCAGTACAGGATTTGCAAGATTTGATCATGCCATCGGTGGAGGATTGAGAAGAAAGTGTGTCGATCTGGTAGCCGCTAGACCCAAGGTCGGCAAGAGTATGTTTGGAGACAGTGTTGCTTTACACGTATCTGGAGAACTCAACATCCCGGTCTTAATGCTAGACACCGAGATGTCTAAAGAGGATCACTTCAATCGCATCTTGGCCAATCTTAGCGGGGTATCAATCAACGATATTGCGAGCGGTAAGTTTGTAAAAAATCCAGTGGCAAAGGAAAAAGTCAAACAGGCCGCTGAGAAGTTCAAGGAAATGCCTTACGACTATATTAGTATCGCTGGCATGCCATTTGAACAAACCCTTTCAATGATGCGTAGATGGATATTGCAACGAGTTGGAGTTGATGAAAACGGAAGAACAAAAAATTGCCTCATAGTCTACGACTATTTAAAGCTGATGAGTTCAGAAAGCGTCAATCGCAACCTTCAAGAGTTCCAAGTCCTAGGCTTCCAGATCACCTCCCTGCACAACTTTTGCGTACAATACGACTGTCCCTGTTTATCATTTGTGCAGTTAAACAGAGATGGCATCACCAGAGAGTCTACGGACGTGGTTAGCGGATCTGACCGTTTAATTTGGTTGTGTACCAGCTTCACGATCTTCAAGAAAAAATCTGATGAGGAAATAGCAGAAGACGGAGATGATATCGGAAACAGAAAGCTCGTTCCCGTTGTGGCTAGACATGGAGCCGGTCTAGAAGACGGTGACTATATTAATATATCTATGAAGGGCGACATAGCAAGGATAAAAGAAAACAAAACGAGAAACGAAATCAAAAAATCAAGAAGATCTGAGGAACAAGGTTTTGAACATGACGCATCAAGTGTCCAGTCGGCTTAGCCAAGATCAGTTGAGTCAGATTTCTGTTAAGCTATTTGAAAGAGTCACGGACTTATTAGATCTATTCGAAATTGAATATGAAGAACTCGGAAATAGAATCACGTTTGCTTGTCCAATTCATGGTGGAGATAACACAACGGCGCTAACTATATTTACAGAGGGAGACACGTTAGCCGGAAACTGGTGCTGTTGGACACATAATTGTGAGTCCACCCACAAAAATACCATGATAGGATTTGTAAGAGGCGTCTTATCTTATAGAAAAGGTTCCTCCTATGGATTTTTTGATACTATTAAATTCTGTTTAGATTTTTTAGACTGCAAATTAGATAGCATAAAGGATGTTCCACAAGAGAAGGATAAAGACAACTTTATAAGAAGTAGTCAGATTTTAACTAAAGAAAAAAAAGAACAATCTGGCAAAATAACGCGAGAAAAGGTGAGAAAAGATCTCTGTAGAGAGGTACAATACTACACAGACAGAGGCTATCTGCCAGAAACTTTAGATAAGTTTGATGTTGGTATTTGTGATAACCCAGAAAAAATGATGTATGACAGGATCGTTGTTCCAATCTATGATGACGATCACAAATATATGATAGGTTGTATAGCCAGAAGTCAATCTGAGAATGTCAAGCCCAAATGGATACACAGTAAGGGGTTCAGAAAAGGTTCTTGTTTGTACAATTACTGGCACGCAAAGCAATACATCTCTGAATCAGAAACCGTTGTTCTAGTTGAAGGACAGGGCGATGTTTGGAGACTAGACGAAGCCGGTATCTATAACGCCGTTGGAATTTTTGGCTGCTCTCTCAGCGATGAACAATTGATAATATTGGAGAGATCTGGTGCATTGAATCTAGTTTTAATCACAGACAACGATGAAGCTGGATCAGACGCAAAAGATAAAATTAAAGAGCAATGTGGAAGATTGTTTAACATATATACTCCCGACATACCCAAAAAGGATGTGGGAGATATGACAATAGAGGAAATAGAATCACTAATTAAGCCATACACGGGACAATAAAATGCAAAAAATATTAGCACTTGCTGGATCAAAACAGTCTGGAAAAAGTAGCTGTTGCAACTTTCTTCATGGTTATCTAATGAAAATTCATGGTTGTATTGATCAGTTTGATCTGACCAACGAAGGTAAACTCATAGTTAATTCCTTTATAGAAAACGAAAAAGGAGAAACCGAAGATGCCATGGGCCTTCTGGAAGTAGAGAGAGATGATTATGAATTTGCCATGTGGGCGGCAAACAGTATGTGGCCCTTTGTGAAGGCATACTCTTTTGCCAAACCTCTAAAAGATATATCGATAGCTCTGTTCGGATTAACCGAAGACCAGTGCTACGGCTCTGACAAAAATAAAAACACTCCTGTCGCTATAAGATGGAATTCTATGCCGGGATATAAAGGCAGGAAGAAAAGCTTTATGACTGCTAGAGAGTTTATGCAGTATCTTGGGACTGATATTTGCAGAGCCATAAAGTCAGATGTTTGGTCTGAAAAATGTATATCTCAGATTACGGAGGAAGGAAGTGATTTCGCCATAATTAGCGATTGCAGATTCCCAGACGAAGCCGAAGCGATCAAAGAAGCTGGTGGAAAAATTATCAAGCTTACGAGGACGGCTTCAAGCAAGGACAAGCACTCTAGCGAGACTGCCTTAAAAGATTTTAACGATTACGATGCGGTGATAGACAATCAGAATCTAGAAATGATAGACACCCACAAACAACTGATAGATCTATTGTTTGAGTGGGAGTGGCTAAAAACAAAAACAGAAATGATTGAAAACTCTGGAACCGCAACCGTAGCAATAAAAGATGGATGATTTTAAAATGCCCGAGATTAAATTCAAAAATGA